AGATCTAGCACTGTTTAAGTAGTTATTAACCTCGCTAAAGATGTTATCAATTTGCCTCATCTCGTCATCTACTGACACACTTGGTCTAGGAGCGCTTGGATCTTGAGTATCTTGTTGAGCCTGTTGTCCCGATGAGGCGTATGTTCGGGTAGGAGTGGTTGTTCTTAAAACTTGTCCTGAAGGCTGGGGACCTATTGGACTATCATAGGCTGGAGCAAAATTACTAGAAGCATAGGTTGGAGTTGAAAGAGGAGCAAGTGTATTTTTTAGAAACTCAGAAACACCAAAATCTTTTGTTCCCCATGAACCAATATGACCTAGGTTTCCCTGTTGCTGTGCCTGTCCGTATCGAGCAATTCTATCTTGTATCCCGCTAAGTAATGACATAATATTTTCTCCTTTTTATAAGTAAGTATTTTAATTGTTGAATAACTCTAAATAGGTTTGCAAGTTAAACTCTCTGTGAACTTGATAATGCTCCACTTGACTGTGCTTTAGCATCAATCTTAGCCGCTAGAAACTCAAAGTTAGAGTTTGCCGCACTTGTGGTTATCTCCATCTGTACTAATCTCGCTTGTTTAAATAGTGGTCCCCAGCGAGTAAGCTCATCTCCTGCAAATGAAGCACCCGTTGACTCACTATCTCCCCAAGGAGTTGACCCCCAAGGGTCCATTCCCCAGCCAGTTGCTCCCGATACCTCAGCCCCCGTAATAGTAAAGGCTTTAGCGGTTGAAAACACCCCATCTCTTGACTCGGTTAGGATGTTGACTGTGACAGATCCCATAATGGCTCTAAACAAGGTGTAGAAAAATCTGAGGATGTATAAATTACTCCAGGAATCAAAGAACTCTTTGTTGGTTCGAAGAGTTATAGTCTTGGGCTGTCCATCATCGGTATTAGTGGTCTTTTGAAACTCATATACCTGATTAGAATTAGCAGACCCCAGAACATAGTGCTCTGCTCCGTCTCCGTCAATATAATAGGTCATGTGTGACACTCCAAAAGGAGTTTTCCACGGACCAATAAAGCACGCTCTTTCTCTGTCATAAACTATCATCTCCCTTCTCAAGGGGAAGGATAAAATATATTTATTGTCTACATATAAAGCAGTAGCAGTCTGATAATCTCGCTGTGAAAGATTGGCTAAATAGGGTCTAATTCTTGCGCTGACCTCATTGGTTCTAATTATGTTCAAAAAGTTAGGCTCATAACCCGTGACATAAAGTCCATCTCTTCCTAAGTAAAACGAGTCATTTTCTACTGTAGCGATAGTATCCTGTGAAGAACAGCCTATCGCATTAGATATGGGAACGTATGTTGGATCTAAAACTGCATAATTCCCGATAGTGATCAGTTCTAAGTCTACCAAGTAAGACGACTTGTTCTTATATACTACTATTCTGTCTGCAATAGATTGAACCGTTAGACCCGTAATATCATCTCCTGAGTCTGGATCAATATAAATATATCCTCCTCCGTCTATCCAGGAAAACTTTGACTGGAAAGGATATCTCCCTGAAATCATTAACTTGTTGGGATCTTCTGCTGACACCAAAAGTAACCTGTCTTTATATTTGCAGATAAACTTACTTTTAACCCCGCCAGTTGTATTAGTAACGGGAGCTAGGATAGTTTGCGATCCGGGCATTCCATCATCTACATACTGGGTAATTCCGGCTTGAATCGAAGCAAGTAGTGTTTCATCACCCTCTGGTCCTCTATAAATCTCAAATCCTGCTAGTGAAGCGGCTGAGGGTGCAGTCCAGAACAACTTATATTGACTCTTGGTTAAATCAAAGGGTACATTTTCAAGTACGTAGTTGGTAGAGGGAGTGGTTGTCCCGCCTGAAGGTCCCACTCCCACTACCTTGTAACTGATACGATTCGGACCACTTGCCCCTGAAAAGTTAGTAGCAGTAAGTCCCGTTGGCGGTGAAATAGTCGCAAATACAGTTAAATTAGTTCCCTTATAGGTGGTAAAAACTCTTTCTTCTGAAACAATGTATGTTTCTCCACCAAGCTGTTCTGTTCTAATAATTGAACCAGAAGGCCATGACTGACCAGTTATTCTAGTGCTACCTGTATCATTTTTCTTAGCCAAGTACCCCTCATCCGTTAAGGCAAATATTTCATTTGTTCCACTCCCACTGTCTATGTAAGTGCCAAAACCTCTTATAGAACCTGTTGCGTTAACACTAAAGTATTTAACAGTTCCCCATCTACCTGTTGGTACCCCTGAACCTATTAACATTACATTATCAGCCTGAGCTAACTCGTTATTTTTTAACTCAGTGGGGCGAAGCATTAAGTTAAGACCTCCCCTAAAGTTGTCCCACTCTGCTACCTCGTTTTTAGAGGGCTTGTAGGAGGGTGTGCGGATGTCAAAAAGTGGCATATTAACTTAGTGGGTTGTAGGGTGTGGGAGTTGTGTTCACTCCTCCCCCTGGGTTTTTCATTCCCCTACCCATCATATTTAGTAATCGCTGTTCTGCCTGAGAGTTGATGAATGGGAATCTGTCATCACCCCTACCCTGAAGAACGTAGGACTCTACCTTAGTTACCACGTACATCGGATCAGGTAATTCACATCTATCAGAAAGTGTTAAAAGTCCCGAAGGAAACCTTTGATAAACAGTTGAAAACGTTCCTACTAAGGGTGAATTAAGAATCAAATTATAGTTTCCTGGAGTTCCAAGAACATAACAATATCTCTCTCCCTCACTTCTTGAATACTTGTCCTCTGGTTTAATCTCTTCGTAATCATTCCACGATCCCCCCGAGTAAATCTTGGGTACATCCTGAAACTCTCTAAAATCAGTAGGCAAGGGTAGTGTCGCAAGAGTTGGGGCAGTAATAGAAGTTTCATACAACCGTTTAAACTCTTTTAGTTGTCCGGTGGCTGCAGCGTCCCACACTGCTCTATCTGCGAAACTTGATCTTAAATTTAACTCTGTGCCCGTAGGTAGAGCCGCCTCCAGATCAAGTAATGAATTGGCGTGAATGAGGATTTCTCTTAAAGTTTTCATATACCTAAACTGTAGAGAAATTAAAAAGAGGTTTGCAAGTTAGTGTCACTCAAGATCTGTTTTGCTCTGTTTATGTAGGAGTGATTTTCATTCAAATGTTTAATAGCTCTATCTCTCATCTTGAGAGCCTCGCTATAATTATCAACACACCATCTTATCTGGGACTCAAACTCACTGTAGTTCTCCCTGTCATATCCTCTGTAGTGTTGTCCTTCTGTCATTACTTTGTCCAAATCTTTCACCCTCTCCAACACCATAGGGACTACTCCAGTAAACTCAAAGTTTCTCTGTTCTAGGTTCTTAAACTCACTTACTTGGAAAGAACACTTGCCACTTGATAAGATTTCACACGTCTCATCTCCTCTTGGAGCTTGCGTAACCAGTATATTAAGATCAGTTTGTTTTAGCCTCTCAACATACTCTCCCCTTAAGGTTCTATCCATTCGACCCATAAACACCACATCATATTTTAACTTGACATCATGAGGATAAAAGAAATCAGAGTCCAAAGCCATAGGAAGCCACCTACCATTTCCGCAGTCCAGCGCAGCGTTCATCATTGAAGGAAAGTAGACTATATCAAAAGTATAATATTCGCCCGGTCTAGCAAACTCTGCTATATCAAGCTCCCAGTAAACTGTCTTTTTACCTCTTAGGTTGCCAGCCCAAGGCATACTATTTACCATTAAATCAGGTATCGTAGGATCACTGAGCTCTAGCTTGGTAGCAATCTCACAAAAAGCCTTCTCTAGTAAGTAAGGAACTTGTAAGGTATTGCCCCTGTGTTCCTCGTTGGTGTAGTTTACCTTAAAGGTAAGTTTATTGCTGTCCATCCTAGTAATCCTGCATAAATAGTTTCTCTTAAGTAGTTGTAGGTGTCCTTCATCAAGTAATACACCTCATCCAAGTTGTGTTTATCGATCTTAAACCTCATTTAACTTACTTACCATATAATCTAACTCGTCTTTGGTTAAATCAGGATGAACACCTACAAAAAACCCATTGCTCATTATTTTATCTGTTGTGCTTAAATCAAGAGATCTACCCACTTTGTAGAATGCGGGATGGCGTGTTAGGTTGCCTGCAAATATAGATCTGGTTTGTATCCCAGAGCCTTCTAAATGTGCCATAATCGGCTCTTTCTCACTCTCTGCAATAATGGGGAGTGCAAACCAAGACACGTCCGCACCTTTAATAGATTTAACTACGTTCTTGACCCTAGATGATAAATATTTATAGTTCTCTTTTCTCTTTTGTACAAACCCATCTAACCTATCTAACTGAACAATCCCAAATGCTGCCTGCGCCTCAGTCATCTTTAGATTCATGCCCAGTCGTGTGTAATAATACTTGTGATCAAAAGGGGGGTGTGAAAATCTGTGCCCGCAGGCATTGTCTTGTCCTGCTTTGCAGTAGCAGTCCCTTCCCCAATCACGAATTGATACACACTCTCTATAAAGTTTAAGGTCATTGGTTAAGATTGCCCCACCTTCTCCAAAAGTCGTTAAGTGATGGGCGGGATAAAATGAAACAGTTGCCAAGTCACCAAAAGTACCTACTTTGCGATCTAGCCACTTACTAGAAACTGCGTCACAACAATCCTCTAGTAGTTTAAGGTTGTTGTCCCTGATTATTCTCATCAATCTGTCCATATCACACACGTTACCTAGGGTATGAGCAAATACTATGCCTGTGGTTAAGGGAGAGATGGCTTTTTCTACTTGATCTAGGTCAATAAGAAGATTCTCATCTGAGTCTACAAATACTGGAGTTAGGTTGTGATAGACTAAACCTGAAACGGTAGTTGGAAACCCTAAAGCTGGTGTGATTACTTCTCCCTCCATTTTAAGAGCTTGTGTTGCTATGAAGTTGGCACTAGAGCCACTATTAACTGAAACGGCGTACTTAACTCCCCACCATTTAGCCAGCTTCTCCTCAAACTCTTGTGTAAACTTACCTCCCGAAAACCACCCTGAATCAAACACATCCAAAACAGCCTGTCGTTCCTTATCATCGTAGATAGCCTTAGCGTATGTTATTCTCATAGTTGTGCCTATCGCTAGAATAATCGATGATAGCGTGTCTAACTGACTGACAAGCGTGATGTCCTATGACTACCTCTTCAATCATTTTAATTGGTATATTATTCTTCTTTAGCCTCTCTATATACTCTACATCGGAATAATATATTTTCATTGTTTCACACCACCCTCCAAGTCTCTCATAAATCTCACGAGGAATAACAAAGAATGACCCCGCTAAACCAGTTATAAATCTCTGGTTATCCACTCTTGGACTTGTTACAGTTCCTTTAATACATAAGTCCTTAATATCTCCACTTATGTGCCAGGTGTCATTGGAAACTATGGCTATAAAATCTCCCCCTGCTATCTTTAGACCCTGATTAACCGACCTGGTAAATCCTCCGCTGTTTAAGTTATGCACATACTTATCCACACCCCAGTTATGAAATCTTCCCCCGTCCTCTATGAGGATGGTCTCATCCCCTTTAAAGTCTTTTACACATCTTTCTGTCAATTCAAATAGTTGATCGTTTACACTGTAGGAAAGAATTACAACACTGAGCATATTCCCTCCTTTAGTTGTTTGGCGTATAAGTGGTGATCTGGTATGGGACAATCTAGCAACTCTTTTAGTTTAGGATTATCATTCTCTATCTCTACCTTGCAACCACAAGCTCTAGCTTCCAGTACCGCCCTCTCTCCTCCTCCCATTACAGTAGAGGGGATGTAGCAAGTTTCAGAAAGATTATAGAACTTGGCTAACTCCTTTGGAGTGACCATATCAGACACCATTACTCCATTTAAGAGAAGTGAGTTTATAATCCCCATTGACTCTCCCATATTCTCACGCTGTATCTCTCCTATTACTAGACGATTACCCTCTTTCTGGTTGATTAAAACCTGCCTTTTCCAGGATGAGAAAGTACCCACAGATATATAGTCAAATACTTTTTCTAAGTTGAGGGATTTGTAGATGTCGGTGTTAGTACCAAAAGCCTTGTAAGCATTGTACTTCTTTACCTTGGGAGCATACCAGTTGGTTTCATAAAAGAGTAAGTCATACCCATCGTCGGGTTCAAAGGCATTCCCCGCAATACACAAAGCCTTCTTTCTAGCATTAACTAAATCAAATCTAATCACCTTATCAGCCGGAGAGTTAAAGGCTCCCCAGCCAAGAACTAAATCAAACTCTCCCTCTACCCGCCCATGAGCAAGATTAAAATAAGTAATATCAAACTCAAGGCTGAGCAAATCAAGAGCAGCCCTAAGACCATCTTCCCATGGAACTTCTCTTTTATGTTCATAGACGAAAGCTATCTTTGATTTTTTTAGCATTTTCCTTCATCCATTTGGCTTTATCCTCTACGTCTGGGACTGTGTATTTAAGAGAAATAGAATCATCTTGAGCCTCGTCCCTTTTGTGAGGTAGTTTTTTATTATCTATTTGATCGATAAGCCATAGGTACCTTGGATCGTTTAAGCTAAACTGTCTGTCGTGTCCACCAGTTTCCTCATCATTTCCTTTTAGAGGTTCCCAGTGGTCTAGTGAGGTGCATTCGTTAGTATCGTCTACTATCAGTCTATAACCTAAATCCATAGCTCTAAAAGCAAACTCTGTATTATCATATCCCAGTGCATCGTCAAAAAACTCATACCAGCCATTTAACTCCCTAATAATTTTCATCGGCACTGCTGCATAATTCTGTTCAAAGTCGTATGGATTATTACTCTCTCTCATACCAATATTTTTACATCTGATGTTTTTAGATACATAATCTCCAATAACATCTACTTCTCCTGCAAACCAATCCTCTTTAGAGGTGTCGGGCTTAATCCTGCTTTTGTGTAGTGTGTCAACTGGAGCAATTAAAGCGTCAGGGTTGTGTCTGTAAATATCAACCAGTCTTTCTATTCCGTCTACGGGCATAATGATGAAGTCTTGAAGGAAAACAAACAACTCACCCTCTGCACTCTGCCAGGCTTTGTTATTGGCCTGTGCCAGTGAATATTTCCTATGCTTCTTGGGAGTTCCTCTTATGTATCTGCCGTCAATACCATATTTATCGCAGTATTCTTGCATTATTGTTGCGCGGTTCTCTTTATAGTCATCCACCACTATCCACTCTATGTTTTTATAAGTCTGGTTTGATATGTTATGTGCCATTATGTTCCAAAACCCTTTTCTTATAGTTGGGGTGAAACATGTAACGGGTGGATTTTTATAAGCTATAAACTCGTCTTTATATATCTCTGTTTTCATAATGATTATGGAAATGTAAACTCACTCACCCATTTATCCGCTTGTTTATCCCAAGTAAAATCTTTTGCAAACTTCTTACCCCTTTGAGACAACTCATTCCATCTGTTGCCATCTGCCATAAGTGAGAGTAATTCAGATAAAAACTTCTTTTGTATATCAGGATCTCTGATTTGTCCCTCTACCTTAACTCCCACTACTACCTCATCTAGTGCTGTGTAGTGTCCCTTGTCCTTAAAGTTGCATACTATGGGTACCACTCCACTCTCTTGCATTTCAATAGCCGTTATGCAAAATATCTCAGTGAAGTATGTAGGATAAGCCCATATTCCACACTTTTCCCTTAACTCTTTTAGCTTGTCCTTTCCTACTCGCCCGTGATGAGTAATCCCTTCTTGATTCATCATCATGGATGTATGCTCATACCACTTCATTCGCTCTGGGTTATCCTTAAAACGAGATAGAAAACCCTCCCACCCGTAACAGATGTCTAGTGTAGCCTCTGGGAACTTTGCTTTAATGTCTGGCCACATGAATAGAAGAATGTCCAAGCCTCTATCATAGGAACTACTATATATTAGCTTGTGTCTTTTCATATACCGTTCCCCACAATTATTGTATTGTCTTCTACCATAGAGGCGTGATATTTACTCTTAACAAATATCCCATCTATATCTAAATCTTTATACTCATCCCCGTCAAAAACATCGTGAAGATCTACATAAAACTTCTTGGCACTGACTCGTCTTGCGAGTGACGACCATCTCCATTGAATGAATATATTAAATTTGTCCTTCATATTAAACTTGTAGTAAGGTTCGTATTTAACCCAACCTTTGTCAAACTTTTCTATCATAGGTTTAGTAGGATCACCATATACTGTAACTTTGTAACCTTTCTTAGCCCACCTGCGGGATAGCTCTATTACAGCAGTCTCACTTCCACCAATTCCTTTTTCTAAACTTTCTGGTCCCCACTTTTCAAAACTGGGTTGTCCAAAGTTAGCAAAGTAACAAATCTCGTCTTTTTTCCATGCGCGTGGCTTTCCATACTTGTTCTTGAGCTTACTTATAAATGGGCGGTCAGTTATAGCACTAGGTAATGCCTGGATAAGCCTTTCTATGCCCTCAAAATCGTCTTTTTGTGCCATAAACCTTATAAGCTCATCAGTATTTTTACAAGCCTCGTTTAATTCCTCTAATTCTTCTAAATATTTTAGGTTTTCTTTGTTATTTTTAGTAGGATTTTCTTTATAAAGTAGTTTTGCAGCCTCCAGAGCCTCTTTTGTGTTCTTATCTACATTAAGAGACTTCTTTAGCATTAACTCAGAAGCTAAAACCTTCATCTGATACACATTTTGCATTGATGAGGACTTGGGAGTAAGGTCCATAGACAGTGCTACCTGTAACCAATGAGTCATTTTGTCGAATAACTGTAGATTGTAGTAGCCCTCGGCTAACATTAAGTACAACATTGGATCTGTTGGCCACTCACTTATCGCCCCGTGAAGTAATTTAACAGCATTTTCATCATCTCCCATTAAGCCCATAGACTTAGCCATTAGTGAATAGCAAACTCCCCTCTCCTCGTTCCATCCAGACTTAGCTAGATACTCTTGACCCATCTGTAAAACCTGCTTTAAGTCTTCCTCTTTATCACTCTCGGCGTATATCTTCATCAAATAAAGTAAGGTTCTGGGGTCTGCCTCACCCTGTTGTCTCTCTTCGTTAAGTTGAATCTCTAAAATCTTTCTGTTTCGCTCCATCCTCTCTTTTAATCTTTCCTCGGTTATGTTTCTCTCTGCTCCTGTGTGTAAAATTGCCGTCTCAAAAGAACTCTCTTTACCAGGGATATAGTGAAACCTTGAGTAAGAATACTTAATCCCTTCTTTTTCTACTGGAGTTTCGTGGAGTCTGCCCTTCCAGATAGTTCTATTGGGCTTAATCAACCTCTCTCGTGGGTGATGAACCTCTATCTCATGTAATGTTTCAAGTGATGGTTTGCCTTTGAAGTTGCACCCATACCAATAGGTTAAGAATACAGTGTCGTTTCCCTTTGCCTTGGCTATTTGTGCTATATCTTTGAGGTACTCACCCCCAACTAAAATATCGTCACTATCCATCCAAAGGATATAGTCAGCTTTTTTAACCTGTGAGAAGTTAAAGTTCCTCTGTGCGCTAAAGTCATTGTCCCAGTCAAGGTGTGAGTGATGATAGCCCTCCTTCTTTAAATATGCCTTAGTCTTTTCTATTTTCTTACCATTTGTGGTGATGTACACCTCAGATACATAATTCTTGGCACTATCTATCATCCTCTTTAATTGAGGTAACTCGCTGTCTCCGATTGTGATGGCGCATAAAGCTATTTTCATATAGTGTTAACAAATCTAAATAGTGGGTACTTCTTAACCATCTTAAGCTGATTGTCTCGCTTCATAAAATCAAACTCAGGGAATATGGCTTTAATTAGGTAGTAAATATAAGTGGGATAAGAAGCTAGATTTCTACCTGTTTTACCCTTGACCTGCTCATTTATGCTTTTCTCTGCCGAGAGGTGTTCTTTTCTTGCCTCAATCCATTCCCTGTACTGGGTGGGATAGGTGTCCTCCCATGTGGCAATAATAACATTCATTAACTTCTCACCTGACTTTGAAAGAGGGGTTTCTGGTCTACCGAGGTTGTTCCACACTTTGGCAATAGTATCACTGACAATAAAACCCTGGCGTGTTGGCTGGTAGTATTCCTGACCGTTGAAGGTTATTGTTCTGTCTTTCATATAAATTGCCGGCCTAAACGTGGGTAAAGACCGGCAAATTGTATCCCACGTTTATTTGGGGAGATTTCGCTCTCCCCAGGCGGATGGATGAGTTGTAAAGTTACCATCATCTTCTGTTTATAGCGTTGTTGCGTATCCGGTGCGTTTGACCATTGCTCGTTGCTGATAGTTAACGAGAGTAAACTCGGTGATATACACTCCGTTTTCTCTGTCACCATCTTTAGCTCTCTCTTCCCAGTGGGGTTCACCCGATTTAACTAAGAAGGAATGCTCAAGCAAGTCCTCACGCAGCCCGTAAACAGTCAATGAGCCGGCTACTGCCCTAACATCTTTGTGAGCGATAATCGCCACAGTTTGACCAACTTCAGAGTCATAGACTCTAATTTCGTTGACCAGCTTCTTCTCAGAAGCATCGATGTTTCGGGTCAGATTGGTTCCCATGTTAGCCACGCGTCTCTTAACGATGACGGGTGCTACTAAGAGATCCATGACGTACTCGCCTCCAACTCCATCCCAAGATTGCTGAACGATGTCGTTCAACTCTACCTCAGAGAATGAGGTGCCAGAGTTTCTGGCTGTAATATTGGTGGAGATCATGCCGTCAATACCGACCATGCCTCGAGCTACAGTTGCATTACCTGAAGCGGCTGCACCATTAATGGTGTTCCACTCGATACTTGCTTTAAGTCTCTTCAGGGCTCTTTCCTTCTCTTTTCCAAGAGCGTCTTCGCCTGTGACCATAGCAATAGATGCTTTGGTTCTGGAGAGTCTTACTGGCTCGTCGACAATGATTGTCCTGTTACTAGAACGAGTTTCTACTGGCAACTCTGTATAAGTGGTGGCTGCACCCTCGACATTACCTGTTACAGAAGTGGGTCGAGCTTGGTAAAACAAGTTCCATTCATGTAAAGGTTGCAAGGCCGCAGGACCAACACCTAAATTAGAGATTAGGTAGTTGTCCTCGTTCGGGGATACGTCTTTTAGAATAGATAAAAGCGACTCGCGCATTTCATTTACTCCGCCATACGTATTCTTCGTAAAGGCCATTTGTGATTTCCTTTGCTAATTAATAACCTGAGCGTCTCAACCTTTCGGCTAAGGCACCCTTTTTGCCTCTCATTGTTCCGGCCTTTAGTGCATCAAAATCTGCACCTGTGTACCTTCCCGCTGAGTTGCCTGTGGCCATAATCTGCTCTTTTTTAGTCTGAGACTGAGTGTCGGCTTCTTGTGGTTGTTTCACTTCCTCCTCCTTTTGTTCCTTAATAGGTTCTTTGGGTGAGTATAGTGAGCCAACTTCCGTTGCTGCCTTAACTAAGTCTTTTTCTCCTCTAAAGGCTTGAGCTATTAGTTTATCCCTAACGTTGTTATAAAACGTTGAATCAAACTTGTCGCTGTTTGGATCTAGCTGTGGGAATTTAGAGTAGGCTTCACGGATTTGTGCTGTTTCTTCAAATCTATTGAAGCGTTCAGCTGCCATCCTAGCAGACTCCTCAGCCCTTCTAGCTCGATCGTTAGCCTCTTTTAGAGCGCTTTTAAGAGCGTTGGTATTAACATAATCAAAGCCATCTTCACCTTTGTTTATCAGTTGTTCTGATACTTGGTCAACCTGTTGCTGGTCTAGGTGGCTAAACTGGTTAGCGCTAAACTGCGGTAGTTGAGGTGGTGGTCTCAAACTATCTAATACCGATGGTTGGGGTTGAGTTTTGGCTCTTTCTAACTCCTCTTTGAGTTTCTGATTGGATTCTTTGAGCTTTTCAAACTGCTCGCGAGTCCTCTCGGTTGTCTCATCGGGGAGATCCCCTTCCGTTTGATCTTCATCACTGGGCATTGGTGATTGGTCTTGATCCTCCATTTGTTCTTGCCCTTGTGGTTCATCAGGCATTTGAACCTCCTTCTTAGTCGAAATAATTATGCTCAGAGTTTAGAGTGCGGAGCATCAGCACTCTCGACTATTTACAGACTAACCATAAATGAAATAGGTTTGCAAGTTATCTATTTTGAAATAACTCCTGAAGCTCGCTTAGCCTGAACCCCCTCCACGCAGCTCCACACTTACACCTTAACTCTCCGTTTACTATTTTGGCACTCTTATGAGAACATCTCTTAAGATCAATAGTAGTAGATTCAGAAACGGGGTCATACTTCTCTTCATCCTTGAAATCTATTGGGGGGAGCTTATTAGGAGATGCCATCTGCTTTCTTTGGAGCTTTTATAATATCGTTTAATTTAATAATGGTATCACCAGCATTTTTTAAGACATTGGCAAGCCCTTTGTAGGCTTCCATTTGGTAATACTCTTCCCTGTAGGCTTTAAGTAGTTCTTCTTCGCTCTTATATTCCTTTGGGTTGGGCCATTTGCTCGATTGCAGAACTCCCTCCAGTATCGGCTTGAGGTACTCCTGGTAGTCCTGGCTCTGGTATATTCTGTGCAGGCCCTCCTGGACCTTGACCTGCTTCTTGAGATTGTCCTGTTTGTTGTTCATCTGTCTGTTGCTCCATTCTCTCAAAGTATCTCTCGGCATCTTTTAGTCCAAGATCTTCAAGAGTATTAGTTAGTAACTCTTTGATATTTACTTGATATCCTTCTTGTTGTAGTTGACCAAGAATCATCTGATTACTCGTTAACATTTCAACCGCCTGTAGTCTTGCAGCCTGAAGTTCTTGATCAGCTCCAATTGCCATGCTTTTAACATCAGCTACGTAGTCATAGCTTCCCCGAAGGTCTTGTGGTACTACCGACAGTTCAGCGGTGTCGTTTAGCTCACTCACTCTCATCTTGGGTTTAAGTAAGATTTTTTCTGGGTCTTTCTCTTCTAGGTTTACTTGTACTGGGTGACGTGGTACTTTCCCCGCTTCAATTAAGTTCTCAAGCTCAATGTCGTCAATATCTCCCCCTTGAAGTTCAATGATGTCTACAATAGCCTGCATAGACTCATCGGGTAAAACCATATCATCTAGTCCAGATCGCTTAAAGTAGTTATATGCCTCTGTGCCGATAATCCTAAGCACATATTCATGCTTTCTCTCATCTGAGAATAAGAACTGTTTGTTGTTCTCAAGCCACATTCCCATAATGTCGTGGATAAATTCAGCTAACTCGTTTTGATTGCGCTGATCTCTAGTTTGTTGCTGTCTAACAGTTTGATTTATTTCAGTAGCAGTCTTGTCTCTATTAAAAGGATCAACAGAGCTTGAAGCCTGCGACATATCTCCCATAGCTATATTGAAAGCACTAACCAGTGCACTGTAGGTGGTTTGGAACCATCTTTGTGCGTCCCCAGATGCCCTCATCTCCTCTACTGCATCCTGTCTGGATACCAACCACTGAGCTTCTGGTCCGTAAACGATCGTCTCAATTCTAGCTGCACCTTCAATAATCTTAATTGGAGGCCGCATCTTAATATTCATCTCATCTAAGTAACCACACACCACAGCTTGTATAGCCTTCCATAGTGAGATTACGGGCTCTACTTCACTCTCACCAATTGGATCATCTTGAAGAGGATAATATCTTAGTTGTGCAATAGGAATTCTGCCGTGATCGAAGGGATTATCAATATCTCGCAAAACAAGTTTATAGTGAGGTGAGAAGGTAATCCATCTGTCCTTCCTGTACTCTGTAACTAGTTCTACTACTGGGAATGCTCTATCCTCTCCTAGTCTGTCTTCCAATCCTTTTAACTGTTTAACCCTAGAGAGTCTTTCTGTTGATTTTTTGTCAGAGTGTTGATAACTTCTGTCCTTCATTAGTCTCTTTAGTTCCTCTGTGAACTGGAACCTTGACTCTTTGCCCACTGTCTCGTTGTAGGCCTCTAGATCTTCTATATACCACCACTTTCTGTGTTGAAACCATTTGGCGTCCTTAATGTGTGTAGCACCTGCATCCATCCCACAATCTCTTATGTCTAGTGGCTCTAGTTCATTGCCATCAAAGATTAACTTTCCATCCTTGTCTTTCTCAGTCTTCCAAGTAACAAAGGCAAATTTAGATCCGTAGAGTCTAGCATCCTGTGAGCTAATTAACATCTTAGTTTCCATACTGCCACCGTGGTTGGCGTTCTCCCACTGAAAGTCTAAAACAGAGTTGTTCACCCTTGCAGAGAGAATATCTCCACCCTCACGTGGTACCAGTCTTCCTCTTAGCTTGTTGTTTAGGAGTCTTGCATCTTTCTCAATAATGGAGGTTCTTATTCTAGGATCGACTACCCTTGATTGATATGGCCAGTCTTTTGGTAATTCTCCCCAATACGCATCAGTTACGTCATTCCAACCATTCTTCCTAAGTGCCCTCTTATCATTGTCCTCTGTCCAGTCCTGATAGTGCTGACTTACTTCTAAAAGTGTTTCGTCTTCGTGGGTTTGTTTTGTTTGTTTGTTTTTTGCCATACTTATAAACTAAATAAATCTGGGTTAGGTTTGCAAGTTATCTCTTAATTACTCTAACCAGTTGTGCATAGGTTGTTATCTTGAGTGTGTATGAAGCGTTCTGACACTCCGGACATACTCTCAAGAAATCTCTGTTTAGTCTGTCCATTGGTATCATATAAGCCGGGATGCTTTTTGGCATCTGTGCCCCACAAACCTGACAATACCACTTCTCTAATTCTTTTTTAACCAGTCCTTCTCTTGCTCCTCCATACTTAGTCCAACCATACATTGCCTTTGTTATCTGTGTGCCTTGAGAGTTACAGTCTGGGCAATTCTTTGGTTTGGGACCACGTGTGCCATTGTGTTCAAATTCATTTCCACACGTCTCGCATATTAAGCTATTTGCCATTTGGTTGGGTTAATTGACATAATAGGTTGTGTTTCTTGCTTAACCATTGAGTTTATCGCATATCGAAGTGCGTCCATACTATGATCAAAGCCTCCCTCCGGTGTGTTCAACATCTTCCCATCCTTGTCAATCTCCCATAAGTAGTTCCTGTACTCCTTGATGGTGTTGATACTTCGCTTTGTAAGACTTATCCTTTGGTTTTGTACGTACTGAATCCCCTGGCTTACAGAGTCTTTACCCTTCTTTGAGGGTAAGATTGAAATACCATAGCTTGAAATCTCATCAATACTTTTGGGCTCAGCCGAGTCTGCTATTACTAAAGCATGGTCTAAATTCTTGAAAATGTCTGCTAGTTGCTTGTTGTGAAGTCCTTTCCTGTAAGTGATCTCATCTATGATAAATCCTCCGTTGTACTCATAGATCGCCAATATGGCGCTGGGGTCGTTGGAGTAACCAAAATCAAGCCCGTATCTAGTTAGTCTTGCCTCGTGTGGTATCTCATCTATTATTGCCCAGTCTGTGTATATTCTACCTTCTGCCTCACCCAGTTGCCCAAGTCCATAAACTTGCCAGAATCTCTTGTTAGAACGTCTTGACTCTATCGCTTGTACTATAGACTCATCTAAGGCCTCATTGTCCTTGTAGGTTAAAGTGATAAAGTCTATCTCTAACTCTTTATTTGGTTGAAGTTCTGTATAAAACCAAAACTCACTAACTGGGTTCCAGTCCATAAGAATAATCTTCTTGGTTCTAATATCAAGTTGTGTATAGGTTTCAAAGGGAATGTTGTTTGCCTCGTTTATAAAAAGCACATCTCTTCTTGGGCCTCTTACCTTACCAGGTTGATCTGCACTGAAGAACTCTATTTTACTACCTGTTTCAAATGTATAGGTGTAATCTGTCTTATTCCATCTCTCGGCCTTAAAGTAGTTGTGCGTTTCCATAATACTTAAAAAATCCCTCATAACACCTCGCTTAAGGTGTGGGAAACTCTCTGAAACTATGGAGATTAACTCATTGTCTACTGTTTGGGCGTAGCCTATTAACCATATAAGAATAGAAACAGTTTTAGAAGCACCTGTGCCGCCACTAACTGCCCTGATTCTCGATTTTAATTTGGCTATCTTCGCTGTTGCTGTTGTCTCGCTGTACATGGATAGTATAAATAGGGATTGGTTTTATATTACCATCTTCGTCTTCAAATGTTTGTGATTTAAGGTCTGGTAATATCTTATCCATTATCTTATTAGCAGCAGATACTCTAACACTATCTTGTTTGGCGTTTCTCATTATTTCAACTAAAGTCTCTAAAGCCTCTGGAAAGTGAGCCTGAAGTGTTAAGTATAGTTCCTTGCGTGAGTAAACCCCCCCACGCCTTGTCTTGTCTGTACCCATAATCGTTAACTATAAGCTATTGTTGCAATTTATGCAAGTATTTTTGCCTTTTCTCTTAATTTGTTATACCACTTCTCGCCACGTTTTACTTTAATTGCCTCTAAAAATTCAATTGGTGCTTTGTGAGCCGATAGTTTGGTATCAAACAAATGGTGCTTCACACAACAACAAACCCCATTTTCTATATCGTGTCTTACCACCTTGTTACTTCTTGAAAATATATGATGTGAGTTTAAGTTTTCCTTTGAGCCTTTGAGCCACATATCTCGCACTTGTAGCCGGCACGTTTTTTAACTTCCTCACTCCACTTAGCATCTTTCTTTTTAGTTATGTAGCTTTTAGAGGATTGTTTTTTAAGACGCCTGCTTTTTGCTTTGCAGTCGTTACAAATTCTCGATGTAGGTTTCTCAAAAAACCTAATTAGTCTTTCCTTTTTGCATTTAGAGCAGACTTTACGCTCTCGGATATTCTTTTTAGTCTGTTTGCTTTTTTGATAGCTCATGAGAACAAGATTATCAGTGTGTTTGATAAAACCACCAATAATGATAACGCACATACCGCTATGTTTGCTAGTTTAATCTGGTATCTGTTCATAATAAATAGAATAGTGGCGGTTGAGATTACCTGAAAGATTAAGTAGTAGCCCCAACCGCCTTTAATTAAATAGTCCATAAGAGGATTGGACTCATAAGCACCGTAACGCGTAATCAGTGTGTATGTAGTAAGTATGTCTGCTATTCTGAGCAGGACAAAGACTCTAGGCATTTGTGCATCCTCCCTTTGTGAATAGCCAACCCTCTTTTGCTATCGGTCACAAAGTTACAATGCGGACAGTGGTATGTTTCTCTAATGGTGAACCA